TTATTGTCTGCATACTGTGCAATCCATAATCCATTGTCAGTTAGATTTGCAACTTGATCAACTGCGCTATTTTGTACGTACACTACTGGATTGATTCCTGTACGTGCGTGCACTCTGTCACAGAATTCTTTACACCAGTTTGGATTACCCCATTGTGCATTCTCTCCAGATTCCCAGTCGAGAACTAGCATTGCTTCACCGATATATCCTTGAATATTATCCAAAAAGAAGTCTGCCTCAGTAGTTGCATTTCCACCACTTGCATAGTGATAAATTCCTAATAACTTTCCTGCCGATTTCGCAGCTTGATATAAACTGTCACAAATAGGATTGATATATCCTGTGCCTTGTGTTGCCTTTATAATTACTGCATCACAATCAAGAGTTGTATTATCAATACCTTCTTGCCATGAAGCTTCATCTACTACTCTTAACATTACTTACGCCTCCTTCTTTGGACCATTTAATCTAGTAAATAAGTCATTCACAAAATTGGCCCCACGAGCCGTAATAATGCCAGTAAGTACAGAGCCTAAGAAAGGAACCGCCAAAGGTAATCCAATAATTACAAATAGATCTGCACCAGTAGCTACACAAACTAAGATAGATACCCCTAATGATCCAGCTACACTCTTGTCAAAACCTTCAGCAGAATATAAACGCTTTACATTCTCCCAAATTGCCTCAACCAATACTGCGATAATAACTAACTGTGCTAATGCTGCATTATTCATTTTTTCTTTTCCTCTTTCTTTCTATCTAAAAAGGCACTCTTTCGAGTGCCTTAATAGCAATATTTAATTTTTGTAATAATCCCAAGCCGAGCCAAATCCTGGCTCGTTGCCCGTATTGTTATCAATCTTGGATATAAATACGATACCGCGGGCGATTGCTAAATCACCCATGTTATAGGTTTGTTTTTCATCCCACGGATTAGCTTTCTTTTCCTTTGTCATATCTTCATATAGCAAAGGTGTTTTATCAGGAGTCTGTCCTTCGACTGCTGTATGGTCTGATTCAACTGCATATGGAACGCCGTTATATCCGATGCGTTGTCCTTTTTTGTATTTTTCCCCTGGTGTCCACTGATCCAGAAACGATACATACTTTTTAGCAACGTCTGCACTTGCTGTTTTGAGAATGTCTCTAACTAAAGGTCTAACCTCTTTGAAATGGGTAGCTTCAATATCCTTTTCTGGAACATCCGTCAAGATGAACGATAGCGTGTATCCTGTACCAGATTTAGAGAATGTTAGCGGCTCCGTATACATTTTTGTAGTAGGTCCATCGTCAAAAGAAACCTCATGAATCACACCCACCTCGAACGAGTCAATTAGAATTTTTAAGTTCTCGAAAACTGTTCTATTGAAAGTAACAACGCTTTTATTGTTACTTGGTATCTCTGTAAATTTCTTGTTGTCAATTAACATCTTTATGCCGCCTTTCTAACTAGCAGAACATCTACTCTAATTTCACCTGCAGGCAATGCATACCCATCATTCCACATATTGCACGTGTAAATAGTTACTGAGTTTTCATTCCAGCTATTAATAGAACACAGACATCCAGTTGTTGATGCACTAATTGGCGCTACCATACTATATCCACTAGGAACATTAATATTGACAACTGTTAGATTAGATGAGTTATAGTTTACGGTTTGTCTTGTCGCTGTAAATCGACGAACGATAAATGTATCGTTACCGCCAATTGCTAGTCCATTTTTAGCGTTGATCTTACCTGCCACATCGAGTTGTCCTTTTGCTGTTGTGTTCTGGCCATTAAATGTTAGTGCGTTGTTAACCGTTTCAACTTTAGGTTTTAGCGCGTTGATTTGATTCTGCAGATTGCCCGCTGCATCAGTGCCTAGTTGATTCTTGATACCTTCGAACCATGCGTTAAACGCTTTGATGTACTCTTTCTGCAATACACTTTGGTCAAAATCATATTTAACTAATGCATGTACAAATTTTCTTGAATCAGTTACTGTGATTTGTGATAAATTGCTAGGGTTTGCAGGAACCGCAACTAAAGCTAACAATAAGTACTTATCATCCAGTTGCGGAGCGACTGGTGAACTTGCTAATGTTCCATCAACACATACAGGAATCACTTCCCTATTAACTTCATCAAAATGCAATGCAACTGCAGTAATTCTAGATAAAGTTCCATGTGCCCGTGTTAAAGGCAAAGTAATAACAGAATCAGCAGTGAACCATCGATTATTCAAAAATGCCCTACCTGGTCTGATTTGAACCTGCATCGATGCTTGTTCAACACTAACCTGTAGAGCATCTGCAGATGACTGTACTACGCCATCACTCACTAAACCTCCGAGATAATTTGAAATATCATTGGCATCATACGTTCTATCATATGAGCCGTCCGTGTTTTGTTTTGCATTAAAAAAGCCTGATCTATATGCCATTTTCTACCACCTCCATTGTTGGCAAAATTGTACGCCCATCTACTGAATCAGATAGTGTTGTTGATGAAACCAAAACTTGCACATCGTTTCCATCAAAAGATTTAACGTGAGCAATATCGCCTATGGAATAATATTTATCAAATTGATTATCTAACCCAGAGTCAACCTCTACATCGTATTGTCTTTTAATATCCTTTAATCCACGCATAGCATATGTTTTTAGCATATTTTTATATTGTTGTTCGCTTAGCTTATTACCCGCAATTTCAGAACTATAACTTGATCCGTCGATATACGTTTCAAACCTATCCCAACCAGTTTTATCCCCAACACTCTGAGTGACTCTTGGAGCATTTTCTCTATCTTCTCCGCGGATTAATGCTACATTTGAATACTTCGAAATATCATCATAGTAGTCATTTGCAATCATATTGCCACGCTCAAAAGAAAAGAACACATTTGTGTTCCTAGGCTCTTTAATCTCAAGTAGATAGTTCCCATTAACAAAAGACAAGCTATACCCCAAATTAAATTCTTTTAAAGAACCTTCTAGCCAATCTAAAACGCTAGCACTTTTGATTGTTCCATCAGTTTTATACTTTTCTAAAAATGCATGTTTAGATTTATCAAACGTAATTGGTAATCCCCTCATGTTCTGAGAGATAACCAAATCAATCGCTTGCAGTAAGTTTGGATTTTCTTTTCTGATTTCATCCCAAATAATTCTTCTAGATAGTAACGACTTTGCACATCTACCACTTGCAATAAGAATCAATCCTTTATCTAAAGACACTTTAGTTTGGACCTTCTCAATAATCATGCGATGCGATTGATCTTTATCCAAATATATTTGCTTACCGACCTTTAAAATTTCAAAGGTTGTTTTTAATAAAGGAACTTCTAAAGAAAAGTCACCTGTTGATTTAAATGATTCTGTCCAAATCAAACTAGAGTAATTATCAATAACACCTAACAGTTTCAAACCGTTATTTTCTGTAATGTTAATAATCATATTAAACCCCGTTATATAGTGTTTCGTTTTCAACAATTACCTGCATGTGCTTCACTCCTGATTCAGCGTTGACATAGATCAAATTATCTCCAGACAACAAAGTGATCCAATCGCTTGTTCTATCCAAACTATCAATCATATTCGTTTTGTCTAAGGCTACATCGTCTATATAGAAGACGCTCTTTTCGCCGACAGCCGTTTTAATTAAGAGCTCGTCATTATTGTTGATTGTTGCTTTGATATGCATTCTCTTGTCAGTTGTCTGATTGTAGATAACTGGATTAATCACATCTCCACCAATTGCTTTTATGTGGATAGTACACCCAACATCTTCGGTGCCTTTGTTCAGAACGGATTGGTGGTCTGTACTTGATAAGCTACCGAATGGAACTGGCATAGTAATGCTAAATGGAAAATGGAATCCATAACTTACTGTGTTGTACGATGTTACAGATTTTGAAGTTTCAACAAAATATGGAGAAAAACAACGTATTGAAATAACAATCAGGTCATCTCTATAGAACTGTTGATCGCTTACGCCTTCAACATACCCATCAATGTATGCATTCAAACTAGGACTGTAGTAATATACCCTTACTTTCTTTTTAGACATAAAGAAAGAGTGCAGAGCATGTCTATTTTCATCAACAGGCTCTAGCACTTTAATTCGTAGCGTTAGTGTTCTTATGGATAGTCTAGCACTTGTCATTCGTTCTCCGTCGTAATTAGCACCTTTAGATGAACTATATTCAGCACTAACAGGATTTAATCCGTCAACTGGATCGCATAGAATGAACCGATTGTCATTCCTGAAGTCTAGTGTCTTTCCATTAGATTCAATAATTAAATATTTATATCCCATATTAGATTGTCTCCAGTAATGCTCTCTTAAGTTGTCTATACGTTTCTAAAGGGCTCAGTTCTTTAGGACTATAGTTATTTTGATTAATAGTAATTGAACGTTTTGAGCTTGAGTTATCTCCATCCGTCAACAAATTCTTCAGATAGTTTTCAGACATAATTACTTCTCTTGCAGTTTCACCACCACCTAATAGCTTATTGCCACTAGCGCCAAAAATGGTTGCTCCATCTAAAATACGCGGATTCTTTGTGGCGCGATCAAACCAATCTACACTAAGATGCGGAACTTTTGGTGGCACTAGAGAAAATTCTCCTGAAATATTAAAGTGTGGCAAATCAATATGTGGCAGGCTCCAATTAAAATCAAAGATTCCCTTTAGCCAATCAACAATCGGAGAAACAAATGATTTGATACCATCAAAGACATTTGTAAAAGTATCTTGAATTGTTGTAAGCGGTCCTCTTACTGCATCGATTAGCCATTCTGCCGCATCACCAATTGCTGTGAACACTGGTTTTAAAACACCATTCCAAAAATCTGAAATAGCGCTAAAAACTGCTGATACAACCGTCACAATTCCATTAAACACTGTGCTAAAAACTGGCATTAACACATTACTAAGAAATGCTCCGATTGCTGTAAATGCAGGCAAAAGAATATTTTGCCATGAGCCAGCAATTAAACTAAAGACTGCTTGAACGACTTCCCCAACAGCCATAAAAATAACCTGAATAATTGGCCACAATATATTTTGTGCAAAATCACCTATTGCTTGTAAGGTAGGCTGTAATGTGCTAGTCCAAAAGCCAGCAATCGCATCTATAACACCACCAACTACTTCTTGAATATTCTTCCATGCTTCATTAACAAAGTTTCTAAAATCCTCGTTATTCTGATAAAGCAGAACTAATCCTGCAATAATTGCACCAATTGCTAATAAGATTGGATGTCCTAGCAACATCGATATTCCACTAGATAATTTACCAATTGAGCCTGTGATGCCAGAAATAATAGAAATAACAGGTCCTGCTGCAGCCAAAACCCCAACAGAAGCAAGAATAAACTGTTGCATACCAGGGTCTAATCCTTCCCACTTATCTATTAAACCGATAACGGTATCACTTAATGTGGCAATAACTTCATTTAAAGCAGGCATGACTGCTTCAGCGATTTTATATCCAAGTAACTGTATGTTATTCAACGCAATTTTAAAATTGTCAACAGGGTCTAAAGTTGCCGTATAAGTATCTGCAACAGAGCCTAATGCATCCTCCAAAGAAACGCTTGAATCAACAAACATATCTGCAGATAGAGTGCCATTTTGAAAAGCGGCATATAACTGTGGACCAGCCTTTGCACCAAACACAGAAATTGCACCATCTGTAGAAGATAGCGCTTTTACGAAAGCATCTTGCATGCTGATTCCTTCAGCCATTGCGTTTGCTTGCACCTTTTTAAGACCCATCATAGCAGTCGAAACATCTACACCAGATTTCTCTAAGTTGCCAAGTAATGTAGCTGCACTCGCTGCGTTTAAACCCATACCCTGTAAAGCAGTTGCATTAGTTACAAGACCCGTTTCTAGCGAATCCATACTTACGCCTGTGTCTTGGCCAACTTTATTTAGTGTATCTAAAAAAGCGCCTGTATCATCCACAGACAGTCCGAATGCAGAAATTGCTTTCTGCACTTGATCTATCGACTGATTAACATCGACGCCATTAATTTTTGCAAACTGCAAAAACCTATTTGATAGATTGTTTAATATCCCACCAGTTACCCCAAATCGTGTATTGATCTCTCCAACGGCTGTACCAACATCTTTAAAAGAAAACTCTGTACTAGTTGCTATGAGTTCAACTGAATCTTGCAAATCTTTTAATGCACCACCTGTAGCTCCAGTTTTTTGGATAACTGTATCCATACCATCATCAACTTGTTTCCAAGCTGCCATAGACGCAGTCGCAAGCCCAGCAATTGGAAGTGTCAGGCTCTTAGTCATCTCGTCTCCGATAGGTTTAAGTGATTGGCTAATTCCACTCATTGCATTTGTAAATGAGCCTAGGAATGATTTTCCTGTATTTCTCCCAGCACTTTCACCTGCTTTAGGTGTTTCTTTTCCTAAAGCTTCAGAAATAGCATTCCCTATTCCTTCTGTAGTCGGAATAAGTCGCACATAGGCGCTCGCTAATTCGATTCCATTTGCCATTACGCGCCTCCATATCTAGACTTATTAAAGTCATCTACTGAAATATATGTTTTGCAAGTATCCTTTTTTGAACCCATCTCTTCTTTACGACCTAAAACTAGATCTACTAATCTGGTTGGCATCTCCATATTTCTGTCTCGTATCAAAAAATACTCAATCTCAGATAAGCGATCATGTATGCTAGGAAGCAATAAATAGTCAGAGATTTCTTGGATGCCTTGCATTTTCTTATATATTCTTGATTTTGCCCCTAAGCCGAATACAAGAACTGCCACCTTTGTTGGTGGGAGGTCCTTATAGTTAAAAAGGTGATAAGTCTCTGCTAAGTCGCAGGTCAACTCATCACCATATTTATTAACTATTTCGGCAAGGGCTATTAGTTTTTTCCGTTATTAATCGAAGACATGAAACTTGATAACTCTTCACTCATCTTCGTAGCATGCACCACACCATCGTTAGATAGTGAGCGCACATGTTCTTTAAAAGCACTGTATCCTTCCTCACCTAGTAAAATCTTCATAGCCGAAATAAGAGCAGTTGTGTTTCCTTTATCCGCTTCTCCCCATAATTCAACTAATTCCCAGTTATCTAACGCGCTATCTTTAATTTCAATCTCAAAACCTGTTTTTGTCTTGCCTTTCATTGTTTAATCCTCCTATGCAGTTGGCGCTTGATAATAATCGTATGATGTATTGCCATTTGCATCGAGCATTGCGCTAAGTGTTACATCATATCCGATTGCAGAATCTTTCTTGTATGCCAAGTCACCGAGTTCTGTAATCTTTGCATTAGGCACAACAATACGAGATAGAGTTCCATCTAGCATTACTGTATCGATTACCCATGCGTTAGAAACTGGTTCTAATGCATTATGTTTAACTGTCATTGATGTAGATGCCCCGTCTAACTTGCCTTCAACATTTTTTTCACCGTATACAGCCTTCTGCACAATGTCACTAAGTGCTTCAATCATCTTAAATTTAAATGATTCTTTGTATTCTGTCTGAACAGTTGTTACTACACCACCGCCCCACTCTTTAATATCATTAGAGCTTCGTGATTGTGAACGTGTTAAACCATCTTCAGAGATGTACCCAACGCCTTTAAAAGCGGCATCTAAAGCAGTCTTTGCGTCTGTTGGTAGCGATGTTCCAAGCGGAGCGTAGTAAACAGCGCCTGTAACTTTAGGACTGCTTGTTGAAACGTTTTTGGCTTTATTTGTATTTGCTTCTGCCATGTTTTGTTATTCCTCCATAAATTGTCTTGTTACAACAGAAAAAACCGCTTGATAGCGGTACTCTTTTGTTGCGATATTCGTAAAATTGTAATCGTTAATAAGGCGTATAGATGATAGTCCTCTAACACTTGCATATATCATTACCTTTTTAGTTTTCTCATTTAATTGAGCCGCCTTCAATAACGATGGTGCGTGTGATTTAATTGCAATCGTTGATATCGTAACCCAGTCTTTGCTGGATGTTCCTGTTTTCTCGACGATCACATACTCATCAGGAGCGCTCTTAGGTCGCTCCATATAGGCTTTAATACCCTTGCTATTCAGCAGTTTAATAATTTCTGATTCGACCATATCTACCCCTGTGTACTTTTTAAAAGCGTGTTGTTTTCTAGATTATCCTCTTTTGCCTTATCACTAGTTGCTTTGACAAGAGCTGTAACACGCCCATCTTTTGATGAATGCATTACTTTATACTCATAACCTT